AACGCGGAGATAAAGGAGTACTTCAATGCGGACAACCGTTGTGAAGCCAAGCGTGTTGCGAAAGTCGGAACCATCACCTGGGCTAATGCCGATCTACCACAAGCTGAAATCAATCACGAGGACTACAATCCCGGAGATGAAAACGCTGAGACCTTTCAGCAATTCGAGGCTCGAAGGAATTTCGGAATGCCCGATATGGGGGATAGTCCACATGCAAAGGCAGTACCCTCAGCACGGCCGAGCCTTGGCTCTCGAAGCCGGTAACGCGATGCATCAGTTCTTTGCCGCGTTCCGATGCTGGCAATTGGACTACATACAAGGCAAACCGAACCATGCGATGGCTGCGGGTATCCGTATCTTCGGCGAGGACCGCTGGAAGGACACTTGGAAGAAAGTTAGAAGGACCCCGCCCAATGACATCGACCGAGTATCCACGCTTGCTCACGAAATACTCCATACCTCCGGGTACTATGACGATCCGAAAGATCAAACTCGTACCCTGTCAAACATGGAAACGGCATCAGTCGTTTATGCTCGTGAAGTTATCCCTCACCTCCACAACTGGCCTATCTGGCTCGCGGACGAGAAATCGGCCTCGAAGCCCATCGGCATCGAAATCATCTTCGACGTAGTATTGGAGTACGAGAGTGGCGCACGAATTCGTTATATTGGTACACTGGATGGCATACTCCGAAACCTACAGAAAGGAGGTAGGATTACGATGGCTGAGAATAAGACAGCCGCTCGGATGGACAGAGCCTGGACGGAAAGTTTCAAGATGCGCCACCAAGTTACTGGTTACATGGCGTGTGGACAGGCGCTGTTCAACATTGAGATGTGGCACGCGAGGTGCTACGGTTGCAAGCTCAAGCCCACGTTCAAAGGGGAAGATGTACATATCGAGCCGGTGGTGCGTGACCAAGCGGCCATTGACCACTGGGCGAACTGGGTCCACAACCAAGTCTCGATCTTTGAAATGTATAAGGATCAATGGGAACTCGCTGAAAGACGTACGCACTCTTGCAATCGGTACTTCCGCCCTTGTTCTCTTATACCCTTCTGCTCGGATACCGTTGAGGGCCGCATGGAGCAGTGGTCGCAAATGATCGAGGCGGTACCTTCACCGTCAGAAAGGGCTATCAATGAAGGATGAGAGCGGAGGGCTTACACCGTTTCCGATATATTCGGGTCAGGATATCTCGACTCGAATGTCGCTGATATTGTGGGGGCCTTCGAGTGCTGGGAAGACTACGTGGGGTGCAACGGCACCGGGACCGCTGAAGCTATGGCTTTCGTTTGGCTCAGACGAAACGGTGCCGATACAACACCGAACTGATATAAAGGTAATGAACCTGGCAGGATACACGGCCGAAGAGGTATTCAGGCATGGCGTAGGTCACAATCCATTCGGCTTGGACAAGCTCCTGGCTAAGTTCAAAGAGATAGGAACTGTAGTATGCGACAGCGTAACGGCATTACAAGATATAGGCTTAGAGAAGTCGGTGGGAGATGGGATTGGCAAATCCGTGAACTTCACTCCCACGATGCAGTTTCCAGGGAGATCAGCCTATGGAGGGAGAAATCAGAACGTATTGCATGTTATGAAATGTCTCCTGCAAGTGACAGCGCGTCACAATCGGCATATCATATTCACTGCTCACGAAAACGAGCCGAGGACGCGACCAAGCGACGACTCGATAATATCCATAGATATGTCGCTTGGTGGTATGCAACTCAACACCGTCACTGGCAGAGTATCAGAGATATGGAACCTAAGACGTGATGTCAGCTACAAGCAGAACCAAATCGTATCTGTGCGTACCTATGGCTTTCGCCGGCCGCTTAAGACTCGGATGTTCAGTCAGAAAGGGGAACCATCGTTCCGACTGGAATACGATCCTTCGTTGCCCGACGACGATCCGAGGCAGATGACCATAGCTAAGTTCTACAACGCATGGGTCAAGGGGAACAAATTGCGTGTCGAGGTTCCGAAGAACCGTAAGTCAGAAGAGGACAAAGACAATTGAGATACCTAGACCGGGAGGTATATGCAGGCCCAAAGACGGGACGAGCCGGTCATCGTCCAACAGGAGCAGCCTATGGCTGAAGACTTAGGTATCATCAGTCTTGATGTAAACCTAGCAGATGTTGAGCGTCCGCCGGAAATCCCCGTCGGGCGTTATGTCGCGGAAATCCAAAGCATTGAAACAAAGACCGCGGCGAATACTGGCAATGAATACTTCGCAATGCAATTTCTTATCCCGGCAGACCAAATCCCTGCCGAGATTGCGGAGCACTACGAAGACGGAGCCAAGATGTTCTACAACCGGCTCCTCGTGCCCAAGGGGAACGATCGCCGTGCCCTCTGGAACTTGCGTCAGTTCATTGAGAAGCTCGGGCTTGACTCGAACACCAATGAAGTCAACCCGAACGACTGGATGAACCAGAACATCGGTATCGTTATCGGTATGGAGAAGAACCTCGAAGGCGAGATGCGGAGCGTTGTCAAGTCTCTGTACTCGGCCGAAGATGCTCCCTCCTCTGCCGAGCGCGAGCCCGAGGAAGAACCCGAGGAAAGACCGACTCCTCGGCGTGCTGCTGGTAAGGGTCGTCGTCGGTAGCGACTGACTTGGAGGGTTTCGTTTGAGTTAAACGAAACCCTTCTTCTAAGGAGCAAACAATGTCCAAAGTGTCTCTCATAACATTCTCGTTAGCCGCACCCTTCCCCGAGAGCGGAAAGGTCACAGTGCTCGTGAGGCTAAAGGGCAAAGATAAAAACGTAGTTGACATTGCTGCGGATCAACTCGGAGTTTCGCAGGCACTATTGATGAGGACGCTCATCGTTAGGGGAGCCGAGAAGATATTGGAGGAACTCGGCGTAGAGTTGCAGTACGAGCCTACCATTTAGGGGAGACACTATGCAACGCGAGATTACAGAGTCTCGTGAGCAGGAAGAAGCCGTGGGCATGTGCTTGGACCGACACGTTCGCATGTGCTCAGTAACGGGCCGCGCGGGGACGGGGAAGACCACCGTCCTCGGGCGTGCCTTCAAAGAGACTGCTCACATTATCGGTAGTCACCGAGTAGCGCTGTGTGCGCCTACGGGCCGCGCAGCCAAGCGTATTCAGGAACTCACGGGGATCAAAGCTAAGACCATTCACAAGCTTTTGGAGTTTCCAAGCCCAGATGATGATGACGAAACAGGCGAACCGATGCGTCCTGAGCCGCGTCGTAATAGGGACCGCCCTCTTGTTGAGTTGGTTGTCTATGTGGACGAGTCCTCTATGCTCTCACAAGAGTTGTACGATCAGCTCATGGCTGCTCTACCTAACAATGGAAGAATACGTTTCTTCGGGGACAATGAACAGCTTCCTCCGGTTGATACCGGAACACCGTTTGAGACGTTACTCAAAACTAAGCCAAAAGTTGAACTTACTCATTGTTTCAGGTCTACCGACAATGTGATCGCCAACGCGGAACGCATACGTGCGGGCCGCATTCCTGTGCGCAACGAGGGCTTCGAGATCGTGTACTCGAATAACCCGGTGAGAACCTTAATCGGTCTCGTTGACGATAGTGTGTGTCGTCAAAATCACCAGATCATCATGCCAACAAGGACAGGAAAATATGGAACGGGAAGAGTTAACCCATCTTTGCAACTCAAGTTCAACCCCACTGGAGACATTCTACGCCTTGAACGTCGCGAGAAGTTGGCTCAACGATCTCAAGATCCTCCTGTCGCAGTTCGAGGTGGAGATAAATTCCTCTGGGTTAAGAATGACTATTCCCTCAAGTTGTTCAACGGGGAAACCGGGTTCATTGACTGGGTTAACTCTGAGGACGGGACGTTACAACTCACAATGGACAATCGAACCATCCTCGTTCCTCCCTTTATACAAGTCTATTCCCCCTACCACGGTTCGATCATTCACTACGATCCCAGGAAGGCGATTGAGTTGGGATATGCGATTACCACTCATAAGAGCCAGGGTTCCGAGTTCGATACGGTCGTCTATTGCATGTTCAAGGGAGCACCGAGAC